CACAATCAATAAAAAGACTAAGGCTATAGAGATTGATGTGTTAGACGAACTATTTTTACAGCCTTATGATTATCAGATGTATATTGGTACTATACCTGTAGCTAATCATGTGTATGATGATGTGCAGAAGTGGATGAAGTATCTCATGGATAATGGTGTTATTTATGGATATACATTAGGTGATTATATTTAGAGGTATTTATGTATAATAATTTCTGTAAAATATACGATGTCATTGAAGTACTATCTAGTTATTTAGATTATGCTCATGATTGCATGAAGGATTTATTTAAGCTAGGGGATAACGCTATTAAGTATGATAAGTATACTGATAAAGCTACTATTGTTGTTGGTGGTGAAACACACTTAATTACTGATACATCATTAATACCATATATAATGTATGATTACTATGTATCTAACTATGATAATATGTTTGACGATTCATTAGATTTTTATCATACTTTCTTATCTGTATGTTGTATATCATTTAAAGATATGGCATCAAATCTTAATAGCATTGTTGAGTTTAGGGGTTACTTTGGTTACAAAACAGATGATTCTTCTATTGAGTTTTTAAGGGATTATTTTTTACTTATTCATAGTAAATTAGATGAGTTAGATAATTTGTAGGTGTTTTTATGGAAACATATTTTACAAGCGATTTACACTTAGGTCATGCTAATATCCTACGTTTTCAGAACAGACCTTTTGATAGTGTAGAAGATATGAATATAAAACTAATACAAAATTATAACTCTATGGTTCATAAAAATGATTTAGTGTATATCTTAGGTGATTTGACATATAAGATTTCGGTTGAAGAGTCTAATATGTTAATACAACAGTTAAAAGGACGTAAGGTTCTAATTCGTGGTAATCATGATTTAAAATATGACAGTAGCTTGTTTGAAGATATTCTTGATTATAAAGAATTTAATCAAGAAAAGATTAAGTATGTTTTAATGCATTATCCTTTAATGCAGTGGAATGGTAGTTATAAGGGAAGAAGTATTCATTTACATGGACATATTCATGCTCAGTATGAATATAACTTAAAAAATAGAGATGATTCTGTTTTTAGGTATGATGTTGGTGTGGATGCTAATAATTATTTTCCTGTGTCATTGACTTCTATAAGGGATTTCTTTAATATTAAGTTGGATTGTGGGAGTGATTAGATGTCTTTTGATGATATTAAATTTAAGAGTGATTATTCTGCAGAAGATATTAATCGTATAACAAAAGATTTTGTAGATATGGTTAAGTATTTACGGAATAACGATTCGTATTTTAGTTCAGTGGTTAATGAGTGTGATAGGGCTTTAGGTGACTTGTATCATTATTGTGAGTTACGATATCCTACGACTCGTAGTGGCAAGACTAAAGTAGTAAGTTCTATACGAGATGTGTCTATGATTCGTAGAAAAGCAAAAGATATCTTAGAACTAATTGAGCCTATACTAAAATTAGATACTTCTTATGTGAATGAATTAGGAAAGATTTCAAATCATGTGAATAAGTCTTATCATAAATTATATATTACAGAGCGTGTATATACTCCACGTGTTTTAAATGATTTGTTTAAAGATGGTGGTGATGATTAGGTGTCGTTTGACGCATCTACATTACAGGAGAAAATAGATAAATGTATCAGTAAGTATACATATGCTTATGTTAATTCTTGTATGTTAAAAGGTGAGGATTCCATTCATCAAGATGGCTTATATAAAGATATGATTTTTGAATTGTCGGATATTCTGCAAGAAGAAAGAAATAGATTGATAGAAAAATAATAATAGACTATTGCATGTGGTTATAATTTATGGTATATTATTGATATAGGAATTAGTAGTCTTAATAGACTGAGTGATTTCATTGAAGTTCTCTCTCAATCACTCTCACAAACAAGGAACTTTCGTCACGGTTGTGGTTAGTTCCTAAGTTCAATTATCACTCAGTCTATTAAGACTACTAATTCCAATAGAAGCTTTTTACAGAAGCTTATTCACATAAATTTCTCCTAAAAATAGGGTTCACATGATGTCTAATGTGGACTCTATTTTTATTTGTTGTAAATGAGGTAAATGTGGCTGATTATAAATTAGAAGATAAGTATATCTCTTTTAATGGGATTACTTTAGGGAGTGACCAAGTAGAGTGTGCTGAATATATGCTTGCTAGACGAGGATGTATTTTAGGTGGACAATGTGGTTTAGGTAAAACTCTTATAACGTCAGTAGCTAATAAAGTATTGTTAGATAAGTATAATACTGTTGTATCTATTATTGTATGTCCTGTTAAGGCTTTAAAGGCTTTTAGGAGAGAGTTGTTTGAAAAACTTCTCTTAAAAGAAGATGAGGTTGGGATTATTTCTGCAGATTACACTTCATATAATCTAGATACAAATCGTATTTTTGTGTGTACTGATACTCAACTAGAAAAGTTGGATAGGGTTACTGCTGAGTTGAGGTCTAGAAATGTGTCTATGATTTTGAATGTGGATGAAGCACATAAGTTACAGGATAAGAAAAGTAAGTATTCTCAAATCATGTCTAGTATTCGTTCTAGATGTTCTATTGTATGGCTTATGACGGCTACTCCTATTCTTAACTCATTAGATTCTTTGTATAATATAGTTAATTTTTCTGCTCCTGGTTTCTTAGGGAAGAAAGATACATTTGATAATAATTTTACGTTGTGGAATTTACGAGACCAATATATCAAGCGTGGTGGTAAAGCTACTAAGATTAAAGTTAAAGAAGTCTATGGATATAAGAATTTAGATATACTTAGAGAAAAACTTAATGAGATTATGATTGTCAGAGGTAAAGAGTACAATCTTAAATTTACTGCTTTAGATTGCGATTTATCTGATAAAGACTATGAGATTTATAGGAGGGTATCTAGTGGCATTTTGAACTTTGAAGATGATGCTAGGAATTTCTCTCGTAGGATGCATGACCTACAGCGTTTCGTAGATAGGGTATACACAGATGATACAATGGAAGACTTGTTAGCTAATTACTGTGATACAGAGTATTCTCCTAAAGAAGAATTACTTTTAAATTCTTTAGAAGGAGCGTTTAGTAATGGGTATAGTGTTATTATCTACGCTGAGTATAAAGAGACAATTTCTAGATTAGAGTCTATTCTAAAGAAGAATAAGAAAAAACTTAACTTAGGTAAAATACATAAAGTAACTGGTTCTATTAATATTAAAGTTAGGGAAGCAGTAGAGGAAAATATAGGTTCTAGGGATGTTGTATTAATTACATCAGCTGGGACTGAATCTGTTAATCTGCAGAAATGCAATACGATTATATTCTATGATATTTCATTCTCTACTAAGAATATGATTCAAGCTATAGGTAGGGTTTGTCGTAGGGATTCAAAATTTGGTACTCAATACGCTATATTGTTAGTAACAAAACGTACAATCGACGAATACAAATATCGCATGTTTAATAATAATTTAAACATGGTTAAAGGTGCAGTTGGTGCTGGTAAGGATATTCCTTTGTCTGAGGATATGTTGTTGTCAGATGCTAATGATTTACGAGTATTGAAAGATGAATTACTATGGGCATATAAAGGTACGAAGAAAAGAACACGTAAAGCTAAGACAGCTGATTATAAAGTAGTTGAAAAGCAATTAGTTCCTTGTACTTATGGTGATGCAAGTGGTGAGATTGCTAGTTATCGTTTTCTAGTTGAACCTTTTAAGGGTGATACTGCAGACTTTGATTTAGATTCTTGTATTAAGTTATATTCTTATATTACTGATAAAGATATTCCTTTTGCGGTGTTAAAGACAAAGTATCAGCAATATTTTACGACAGATGAAGGCAAAAAGATGTTACTATCCATTAAAGATGGTGCATTGAATAAAGGTAGAATTTTATTGTTAGGTAATAACATAGAGATTTCTAAGTTAATACAAAAAGAAGTATTGAAGTTGTGTAAAAAATAATAGATTTAATATTTGAGGAGATAGTAGAAAATACTATCTCCTTTTTATTTTTCATCTTATGCTTTACAAAACTTTACAAGTATGTTATTATAATGTCAACAAAGATAGTAATTGTTATTTAAGAGGAGTGATTGCAGTGTATTTTCGTTTATACCATTTTAAAGGTGGTTTTGTTAAAGTTCAAAAGGCTATCAAAATTTTAACTAGGAATAAAAAGTATTCTTATATGGGTGTTATTCCTAATGATGAAGGGTTTACTGTTTGTGTAGGTTACTTTTATCAAGAATGGTGTTGATGTATAGTGTGTGATTATAGTGAGGATTTTATCCTAAAGGCTTTACGGTGGTATTATCCTAATACCAAATTCTTTATTTCTGAGAATGGTGTTATTATGGGTAAAGATTTTTTATTTGATGGTATTTACAATATTTTCACGGTTTCAGATGAGATGAAGGAGAAGGCGATAGTATATTATGGAGACAAACAGAAGTATACAAATAGATAGTTATTATAAGTTCTTAGATGATTATTATATTAGGTGTCATATTCTGGTTAACGATTATGAATCGTCTACGATTGGTTGGATTGATGTTGTATCATTAGCTGTGTTAGATGAGTCATATGGTGGTAAATTCCCTTTCGATATTGCACCTATTAATATTAATGATATTAAGATAGATGATATCAAGTTTTGTATGGATTACTACTTATCTGTTACTTTGGGTGATGATGGTGAGTCTGCTAAGGTAAAATCAAATAATTTTAATTTTTATGTTGTGTGGTTTAAATACTATATGTTGTTTAAGCATATATTTAAACCTACAGCTGAGACTTCTTTCTTTTGTAATAGGATGTTTAGTGGTGGTTTTATGAGTTCTTTACATAGTTTCATTAAGTTTTTTAAGGGGTGATTGAGAATGGTTGCTATGTATATTTTATTGACTTTGTTATTCTTTATGGTTACTTGTTATTGTTTACACAAAGGACTTTATAGTTTGGTATGTGTTTCTGTACTTTGTCATGTTCTCTCTTTAGGCATTGTTACTTTAGCATATCGTATTTTATAGGAGTTTAATTTTAGGAGGTTATATTATGAATAAGAAATTTGGTTATAATGAAGATGGGACTATGAAAACTTGGCTTGCTGTGTCTTTTTCTGCTTTGGTGTTTATTATGGTTATCGGTGGTATTCTTAGTTTGGTGGTTGATATGCCACCGTCTGATTCTCTATTAGAGAAGCCTTATACAAGTGTTATGGGGGATACTTTGACATTAAATGATAGTTTATTGTATGCTAGTTATGGTTTTACAAAAGAACCTACTATTAGTGGGATGAAAGAGTTTAGAAATATTGATTTAGATTGGTCTAAGATGAAGGTTGGAGATACACCTAAGGAAGTTAAGGCACGTTTAGGTGGTATTGATGGCGATTTAAGTGTTTATGAGGCTGACGTAGACGAGTCTTTAAATAAAGATATTAAGGTTGTTAGACATTATGTTGTGGTAAGACATACTTTTAAAGAGCCTGATAGGGTTGTTAGTGTTATGACATATGTTAAGGGTAAGAATGGTAATGTAAAAGTGATGTCCTTAGATGATTCTGTTAGATTTACAACTGCTTATTTAGTAACAAGGGGTAAATAATGAGGAAGTATATTAAAAAACCTGTAACAGTAGAAGCATTTCAGTTCTTCTATAATGATGAAGAGTCGACTAGGTTATTAAAGGAAGAAGTAGGAACTGATAATTGTTTCTATAATTGTGATGGTAAGTTATTTCTAAGGACACTAGAAGGTGCTATGTCTGTTAGAGATGGTGACTTTATCATTAAAGGGATTAAAGGTGAGTTCTATTCTTGTCGTGAAGATATCTTCTATAAAACATATTATGCAGATGATATTGTCTATAAGTATATTGTTCATTTAGAAAAGCATGATGTATTTTCACCTATTTATTTTAATACCTTTGATGAAGCTGTTTCTTGGGGTAGGGAATTATTTAAAAAGTTCCCTGACATCAATGATTATGAAGATTTCTGTTATGTTGACGGTATGCATTTAGTAGATGATACTATGACTGAATTCTATATTTCTAGGTGTAAGGAATATGTTCCTCATGTATGGGACGAAGATATTTTACATCTTATGCAAGAAGATTTAGAAGATAGTAGGGATTGTTTTAGTATCTATGATTGTACAAGTGATAGTTCTGAGGAAGATTTAGAATTGATTGTCAATGAGGCAATTCGTGGATGGGCATTTAAGTATAACCTAATTGATGATGGTTGGGGTTATAATATTGATTATTCTACTACTAGGGTAGTTAGTTTAGAGGAGTGATTACGTTTTGACTGTGTCTGATTTGTTTATGGGAATCTCATATCTAACTTCAAGATGTTTTGTCTTAACATTACCATTCTTTGTTGTTTCATTCTATTTCTCGTTAAAAGACGATTTAGATAATACAAAAGGTAGATTAAGTTTTTCAGTATTTAGAATTACATTTATGGTACTCTTTGTGTGTTCTATTACTTGTTTTATATTCTCAATACTTTATATGTTTATTTAAAGGGGTAGTTTCACTACCCCTTTTTATTTTAACTTTACACTTCTTTACAAATATGGTATTATTAGGGTGTAAATAAATATTTTGTTTGTATCGTAAGGGTGGTGTTACATTTGATTCTAGAGAGTTATAAAGTGATTGATGATTATGTAGTGATTAATGATAGGTTTTACTATAAATTAGACTCATTACATCGATTGTATCTAGAAGATACTTATTTTAAGGTATCAAAGAAAGATTGGATTGGTGATTGGTTTAGTCTTAATGGGTTTGAAGGAGATATAGAGGACGTAATTTCCTTTATAAAAGATACTAATAAACTCATTAGGAATTCTAAGTCAGAAGATTACTTAGTCATTGAATGGGGTATCTTTGGTTTTATCATGTTGTCTGTTACGGTGTGTTCTTGCTTTGTTGGAATGGTGTTAGTGAGTGTGTTACATGGGTAGGGTTATTAATATCATAGTATTTATGATTGCTCTTATGTCATATGCGATGTACTTAAATGTTGCTTATGATAATGGCACTCATAGCTTGTATACTACGGCATTACGAGTGTTTATTTGTTTGTGTTTCTGCTATTGTATGTCTTTTGCTAGAAGGATGTAATGTAATATGTGTATGGATGATAAAATAGTAAGTAAATCATTTAGTGATATACAAGAAGATATGCATAATGACTTATTAAAGTTATTATATCGTATGACTGAAGAAGAGATTCAGTTATATCATTATTTTTATACAAATAGGAGTCGTATTGATGGAGATTAATACTAAAGAGTTACGTGAAAAGTATGAGTTAGAATTGTCTGATATAGAGACAGAATTTGTATCTGCTAAGACTGATTTATTAAATGCTATTGATAGGTATAGGAGCATACAAAATCGTAGTCATGAATTAAAAGAAAAGATACGATTATTAGATAAAGGGTATTTGGATATCAGTGATATATTAGGTGATGTTAAGGTTACTATTAAAAGGTGGTAAATTATGTATACTAAAGATGATTTTTATATTGATAATGGTTACGTTGTAATTTTGGGGAGTAAAACATATAAACTTTCCGATGTAAAGGATATATTTCTACGTGGTGAAAGTATGTTCTTAGATTTCACGGATAATACACGAAGTTATGAAAATATTTTTGTAAATCGTGAAAATATTGCCGTGTTGGTAGAGTTCTTAAATGAATTTAAGAAAGCAAAACAAAAAGAATTAATGGATTTAGTGGATACTATTCATGGTGCTGAAGATGAAGAAGAGACTACTAAGAATACATCTGATACGATATTATTTGTAATATTGGTAGTATCATTATTACTTAATGTATATTTATTATTATTCTAGTGGGGGTGAGAGGTATGGTAGGTCATTCTTATGCAACTTTTGGGATGGTAGGTGATTATTTCTTTTATGATATTGGCATGTCATGTGGGTCTTATGGGTTTCCTAATTCTTATTGGGATTGGGACAGAGGTGTGTATCATGTAAAGGATTTACAGGATATAGATTTAGAGACAAATGAGTATGGCACTTTATTGCATATTTACTTTAAACACTCTGTTTCTGATATGGACTATAAGCGTTTTTATGTAGAAGACTATGAGTGTCGTCCTGACTATTATGATGTATTAGCACATAATATTAAGGTAGGGATAGAAAAGTATAAACATAAAACTACTTGCGTGGATGATTTGTCATATTCATATCTATTCTTTGGTGGATTGTTAGCGTTTATAACTATTGTATTATTGTGTGCTTATTTATTTACATAAAAATATTAAACTTTACAATTCAATACAGATATGGTATTATATGAGTAAGATATAGTGAGTGTATCATATCTATACATTGATTATAGTATAGGGTTTTATAGTGGTTTGTTTCATTATCGTTTAGTCTATATAGCATAATGTAAACTATTGTAAGATTGTGTAATGTTTTCATGTATATTCAAATAGGTCTTTTTATTTAGGAGAAGGCTAACACTCATACAATTCATCTCATGATACATTCACCATATCGAATATGTTTGATTTAATTTTAGCTTTCAAAACTTTACAAAGTATTACAGTATGGTTTGGTGTGGAGGTATAGCATATGGATTACTATGTTAATGAATTCTTAAAGGCTCATCAATTAAAGGTAGACGATATCTTTAGAGTTACAGAAACAGGTAAAATTGTTAAGGTAGATAGTGATGGTTCTTTTATTGATTGCAATACTGATTCAGTATTGAATTTAGGGGAAGTATTTAGTATCTTGAGTGGTGCATATAGTATTGAGAAAGATACGACTCGTTATCTGTATGGCGATGAATACTACTTTGTATCTACTAAGGATAGTGTAAAGAAAGGTACATGGACAGATAGTATCTATGATTATGCATTATTGTATATGGGTAATCTATTTCCTACTCGATTAGAAGCTGAATCAGCTAAGGATAATATTATTAATCTATGTCATGATATCAATACTAAGAAAGATGATTTAGAAGAAGTAGGATTCAATAACTTTACTGCTACTCCTAAGGTAGAGAAGAAACAAAGCATTGCTGAGAAGTTTAAATCTCATATTAATGCTAAAGAAGATACTAAAGATACAGATGATAGTGGTATTTCTAGTTTGGTGATGTCTATTGATAAAGATGATATCAAGAGTGGTAACTATAAGGGTTATACATTACGTCATCGTGGTGGTAAGGTAGATAAGAAAGACTTCTCTATTAATGCAGATAGTTTATACGATGCATTACAGGAAGCATTTAAGAAAGGGTTTAATTCCTAATAAAGTAGGTGAGTGTAGTATGTTAGAGAATACGATTAAACAATTAGTGAATGCACTTGATTGTTATTACAAGGATAATCTCATAGATGGGGTAAGTACTGATACACATGGTAGTAATTATGTAGTAGCAGTGGATTATTCTGTAGAGAGTGTTAAATGTACTATGACAGATGGTACTGTAACATTAGATGCGACATTGTATTATAGTGATAGGAAGTGTAATCTATATGTAAGGGGTTACAGAGATGGTTATGATACTTCTAAGCTAGATACAATCATTACTGAGATATGTGATGTCAAAGAAGTATTGCAAAGAGAGAGTGATATTGAAGTAATTGTAACATTGGTATAGTGTTACTATATACTAAAGATAAGGTGATTTATATTATGGGTTTGATTCAATTTCGATTACGTAGTGGTGCATTACAAAAGTTAATGCAGAAGCGTATGATTTCAATAAGTGAGTTATCACGGAGTAGTGGTGTTAGTCGTCCTGCTTTATATAGCTTAATTAATGAGAATGTAAAGTATGTTCGCATTAGTACGTGTCGTAAAGTAGCAGAGGCTTTAAATGTAGACGTAGGGACGTTATTTGAGGTAGCGACTGATACTAACAATGTAGAAGATAATGAATAGGTTTTATAGTTTAGATATCAAGACACAATTCTTATTACAAGATAGTGTACGTAGGGATAGTTTTAAAAACTTAACTACAAAAGATGGTGTACAGTGGTTATTGTGGTCTTTCTATCATTGGGGCATTAAATATTTGTCGTATGATAGTAAGAATGGGTTACTGTTGTTTCATAGTCGACCTGTATATGATGAGTTGACTAAGCAATGGTATGGTAATAAGGTGATGACTCATAGTGAGTCTGAAGGTAATAAAGAGGTAAATGGTGATAATCATGGATATGATTCCAACAATAGTATTAATGGTAGTGGGGATACAACTGCTACGGTCAGAGACATCAGTAGTGAGGTTTCTGATACTGTTGGTGATATTCATGGTAGCGTTGGGGAAGGTGTAAATCATGTTGGAAATGATATTGTGTTTAATACTACTTCTAGTGGGGGTATCCTTAGTGGTGTCAGCAGAGACATGGGGACAGAGGATTCTATTCATATTTCTGACTCTATGGGCATACGACATATTCTTTTAGGTGTTAATGCTAATAGTCATGAGTATAATCATGTAGGGAATGAACCTAAGTCTTTAGCGTTCTATATTTATTCTCTTATTACAAGTGTATATGAACTTAAAGAGGGAAGTTGTATTGAACTAACTACAAAAGCAGTAGAGGATGATATCGCTAGTGGTGTATTAAAAGATGGTATGGTGGTAGAGGTATCAAATAATGGCATCACATGGTTTAAGCGTTATTTCAAATCTATTGTACCTAATCTATCAACGAGTTATTGTGTATATGGTGGTGGACGTACAAAAGATACAGTACGTGATACTGCGGATGTAGAGTATTATAATTATTTACGGTATGTAGATACAAAAGACACTACATGTACTAACACATGTAATAGTGGTTGTAGTACTTGTAATGTAAAACATGAAGGTACACGGAATACAATTGATGGGAGAGGTGTTTTTGTTAATAGGGGTATTATAGAAGAGTAATGTCTAATTATAGGCAGTAAGTAGTAGTTATGGATAATAATAGTGTAGGTAGTAATAATACAAAAGATGACATCAGATACTTACCTGAGTCGATTGTTAAGGTATCAATCGACATGGACGAGTATCTACGATTAAAAGAAATAGAGAAAGAATGTATACGTCTACGCAGTGGTGAGTGTGGTGTAGTAAAAGAAGAACCTAATATCAATACATGTAGTGTGTTTGTAGAAGAGCGTGATGTGTGTTATGATAGGCTACAAGAAAATCTGTATAATGAGTTAGAAGTACTATATATTAGATATAGGGGTTCAGCTATGTGGAATTTAGATTCTACATTAAGTGGTGTGATTGCATTTCATGTAAAGTATTTCCTAGAGGATTCTATCATTGATTGGGGTAGTGATGACCCTCATAGGAAAATGCATAGGGAATTAAAATATGCGTATAAGGTATTACATTACTATTTCAAGAAAGGCGATTCTTGGAAAGAGAAAGACGTTAGATGTGTTAGGCGTGCATTAAAGTTTTTACGTAGGAATTGGTTCGCTATGTGGACATAAATATTTGATACAAGGGGTGGTTGAGATATGCGATATGTGTTATTAGGTTTTATCATATTAACTTCACTCTTCGTGGGAGGTTGTAATGATATAGCTGACAAAAATCAACCACCTATAACTGCTAGTAGGGAAGAGAAGTTAAATTATTATATTACTAAGCAGAGTGATAGCTTAATTGAACATAATAAAGATTCAGATGTGTTTAGTCATACATATACGAGGGATGAACTTAGTATAAGTGATTATTTACCTAAGACGATTGAATACATGGATAGCAGAGGGTATAAAGTAGACTCTATTAAGTATGATGATAATACTGCATTATACTTTGTTTCTAAGACAATGTATTTTCTTAGTAATGTTAATAAGGGCGTTACTGTGGTGTATCGGAAGAAATGATAAAAATTATACTAAAGAAAATATGTAGGTGGGTATTCTATTTGATTGTTTTTATTCTTGTTATTACAGCATTGGTGTCAATAAGTCAGGATAATCAAAGAAAGCATAATGAATTAAAATCTGACCCTATACATATTATGAATGATAACGTCTTAAAGAATCATACAGGTGATACATTATATGTTTCATATGATAGTCGTGAGTATGATGATTATAAGGTAGATAAAATAATTAAAGACATGAATCAAAGAGGTTATAGGGTAGTTAATAAGTATACTGAATATTTACAATATCAAGAATTAGTTGGGGATATTATCTATACACGAGAATATACTGTAACACATGTCATATATCGTGATTAGTTAGTTTAAAAGGAGATTATATTATGATGCAAGTATATAGTGTTAGAGATTTGATTGAGGCTTTAGTAGATAATGCGTACTATGTGGATGATTCATTAGTTGTTGTTAATTCATGTGGTACTAAATACTGTATATCTAATGTAACTACCATAGATGGTAATGTGGTATTGGTATTAGATAATGAGTAGGTTTCTAAGTGAGTACAATTTTCTACAGGTATTAGGTGGACATTTATTTAAGCAAAATATATGTGTACCTAATGTATTAATGACAGTACCTAAAAAGGGTCAGTATGAAGCTGACCTCTTATATTTTAATTTAAAGTCATTGCATTTAACTGAGGTAGAGATTAAATTAAATCTACAAGACTTTCTAAATGATTTCAAGAAGAAGATATATCATGAAAGCAATGAAGTGATGTATTTCTATTATTGTTTACCTAGTAATATGTACTATTTACATAGAGACATCATAGATAGTAAATTAGGGGATGCTGGTTTAATCCTATTGTATGATGTAGATACAGATACAGAAGACGGTGCTTTTTATGAATTTGGTAAGTATGAGAGACGTGCTAAGAAACGTAAAGGTGTATCTAAGTTATCACTAGAGAGAGCAATGTACTATATGCGATTAGGGTGTATGAAGTGGATTTATGGTAAAACATATTAGATAGGAGATACTATGGCACATACAATATCGACTCAACGATTTAATAAATTTAGATTACAATTAGAATTATTAGCGACTCATACAAGTTATAATGCAGAGGAGTTTGTATTCAAATATTACTATAGTAATGTAAGTGTACCAACACATAATTATGGTGATATCAGATTACATGAGGTACGGTATAAAGTAGGGGATTATTTCCTTATTGAATACTACATAGGGAATGTACGACTTTTAGATAGTTATCCTATTAATGAAAATGGCGAATTACTTTGTAATGATGTCATTCATGAAGTCATTAGTCATATTAGTGATTGTATTGATTGTTTAACTATCTTATTTACAGATAAAGTAGTTGCTAATGATTTTATGAATTCATATTTAAGTATTAGTTCTGAAAATGAAGATACAATTATCTATCATTATAGTGGTAGTGATTTCATAGTAGTATATACAGTTGATTTTGATGTTACTAAGGTTGCATGGACGTATAACAAGTTCTTTGTAAGTGACTTAGTAGATAATAAGAGTCTTAATTCTGATAATGTAAAGAACTTTAAAGTTGTAGAGCATTATGTAGATATGGTGAATAGTGATAAAGATACAGAATGTGGGTTAATGTAGCATATGGATACTGTAACAATCAATGTAATAAATTGGCTATTATACCTAGCTTTCTTTATATGTTTAATAGTGTTGATATATACTGTATATAAGATAACATTACCTAATCGATTACTTAGGGAATATTTATTATTTGATGCTAAATACTATAATGGTGATTTATTTGATACATCTGTATATGATATGTACTATTGTGTAACTGGTGATACATATGTATGTGTTAGTGACGATTATGTTATCTTTGGCATTACTGAAAATCATTTATACTATGATGGTCATTCAGTGATGTATGTATATAAGCGTTGTCCTTATGAGATAAATAAGTATAGGTTCTTATATGGTCGTGACTATCAATCTGTTTATGGTGTAGATGGGTTAGATTTCTTATTCTATGTAGTAGCATATAGACATCATAGATTTGGTGAAGAGATAGTATCATATAATCAAATTCATTACTTATTATAGGTGGTGGTTATATGGGTTTAGTTATTGCTTTATTCATGTGTTGTGTATTATGCTTTGTATCATATTACTTCTATAGTAGATATAAGAGTGCAGAAAAGATGGCTATCTATAATAAGTTCTTAGCTGAATATTATAGTGGCAGGCTATTTGATACAAATTATTATAAGGTATATAAAAGTGTTGGTGACATAGTTAGTGTCAGTCATGATTATGTAGTATTTAGTGTAGATAAGGCAAATACATGGTGTAAAGGTAACACAATTATGGCTGTGTATCAACGTGATATAGTAAAAGATATATCATTACGACGTGAGTATATAAAGAGATATGGTAGGATTGATTTAGAATTCTATCATGACACATATGTGTTAGATGATGTAGGTAAAGAGTTGGTATTTTATAGTAAATTATTTTAATATTTTAGGGGGAGTTTGTTAGATGTGCGTTCATAGGGAAGTAGAGCATAGGACACGTTCTTATACAAATAATCAAGAAGTGATTAATAATCATAAGGATGTGTTACGTGATATAGAGTATATTTGGGGTTGTTATCCTGAGTTGAGGTTAGGGCAATTATTATGTTATATTGCTACAGAGGTATTAGGCACATCTGACCCTTTCTATTTAGAGGATGCTAAGTATCAAACATTTAGGGATACAGTAGCGGATAGGTATGATAAGATATGAGTGATAAGAAGACTTCGTGGTTAGATATAGTAAAGTATGGGTTCTTTGTTATACGACTTAAAATTGAGGCTTATCTTTTAAATAAGTTAATGACTAGTTCTACTGAGTTGTATAAGAGGTGTGTTAATACGTCTATATTACATTTCTTAGAGGCATATGAAGATACTAATGAGAGTCGTTACAAAAAATTCTTAGAGTCAATAGAAGATTCTAAAAAGAAGATGAACGATGAAGATTTTGATTGGTATTCTAAAGTATATGTAGAAGGGTTTACATCTCATTATGATGTAGAAAAAGATATGAGACGTAAGGCTTATGATTTACTAAAGAAACAAACAGAGGAGTTAAGGTGTAGTGAGTACATTGTTTAGAAGAATTGTTGCATTAGCTGTATTAGCTAGTGTATCATGTTATTATGTAAATGCAGTAGGTGTATCAGCTAGACCTGCTTCTGTAGTTAGGTCAGCTCCAACTATAAGGAGTACACCTATTAAGAGTACTCCTGTAAAGAGTACACCTAGTAAGAGTAATAGTGTTAAACCTACAAAGAGTACTACATCAAGTAGTGAGACACGTACTGTAACAAATAATTACTATTATAATAATGGCGGATTCTTTAATAGTGTAATGGGTGCATTTACTGGTACATGGTTATATCACAGTTTATTTGATGATAACGATAAGAAAGAAACAGATACTGAAGATACTAATAGTGGTAGTAATGAAGAAGATGAAACATTCAGTATTAGTTATTGGATTGCTAATAACTTAGAATATGTAAAGAATCTACTATTTGG